GACGTCCTCCTAGAGGAGAGGGGGAGGAATGACCCTCCCCCTCATGCCTAGTACATCGCGATGACGGAAGCCTTCTTCGTGCCGTCGTAGGTCCCGTCCGAGAGGTCTACGGTGAACCCCGCGAGCGTGAGCGGATTGTCACCGGCCGTGACCGGCTTGACGCCAGTGGAATCGAGGAACCCGAGCTTGATGTCCGCCGCGAGAGCGGTGGCGAGCAAGCCGAGCTTGTTGCCGACGCCGATGATGATGGTATCCTCAGTTCCGGCACCGGCATCCCGTACCCATCCGGCACCCGTGATGCTGGAAATGGTACTGAAAGCGAGAACGCTCTCGATTTCCACACCAGCCTCAGGAGTCGCGACCCAGGTAATCGTATTGCCGGCGATATCGCAACCAGCGACAGTAATCGTGCCGAGCGTATCGGCAACGCCACCAACCGTGGTATGCTTGATGGTGATGGAACGCGCGACGTCGGGCTGGGCCGCAATCGTGTAGGTACCGACCTTCATGTTCGCCGAAACGACAATGCGATTGTCATCCTTGGCGATGGGAGCACCGAGGTCCCAGAACCGCGCGAGCTTCAGGGCGGTGGCAGCCGCGTTGGACAGCACATGCGTCGAGATGTCGACGTTGCTGACCCGACTGCCGACCTTCAGGGAGCCGACGATGAGGTTCTTGATGTAGTAGTCCGGTCTGTTACGCGCCATGGGGCACCCCTTTCGTTTTTACGGGACCGGGGGTGGTGAACCCCCGGCCTTCGCACCGCGACTAGACGAGAGGAAGCTCGCCCGCCGCTCTTTCGAAGTTCTTCTGGACCTCCGCCCTGCGTTGCTGCTTGGCAATCTGGGCGTCGATGTTCATGATGCGCTCGGTGACGAGGTCCGCGAACGTCTTGGGAATGAGGTACCGCTTGCCGTCGCACGGAACATAGATGGCGATTCCGTTGATGCTCACGGTCATGACGTTGCCGAAGTGTCCCCTGTAGAACGGAGAGATGGAAACGGGAATCTTCTCCTGCGCCATGTAGGTCTTGTGGTTCTCGTGCTTCTTGCTCTGAAGAGCCTTCAGCTTGGCGTTGTTCTGCGCGATGGCGGATGCCAGGGAGCCGTCCGTGGCGGCTTCCCTGACAACCTCCCTCACGACCTGACTAGAAACTCGGGGCATGATGGTCTCCTTTCGGGAGAGAACTTAGACGTTGACCTGACTCGGAATGCACATGTAGTCGACGATGGCGTCCGGACGGGTGGACCCGAAACCGACCGAGTTGATTTTGAAGCCGATGGACTGGCGCTGGTCGATGGGGTCGAGCACGCCGGCGGAACCGAGGCCCTTGACGTACATCTTGGCCTGGTCTTCGCCCTGAATGCCCGTCTTGAGCAGGCAATCGCGGCCGAGGATGAGGATGTGCTGGACCTTGACTTCCGCAGAGCCGTCCGGAATCGTCCAGGTCTCCAGTTCAGGCAGCCAGTTGGCATCCTTGCCAGTACCGAAAGACTGACTCGGGAAGTCGTAGGTGTCGAACGCACCGGTCGTGGAGAACTCACCGGCATTGTCGGCACCATCCGCACCGGACACGAGCGAGGACACGGTGTCGTTCGCCGCGATGATGCGGAGCTTGATGACACCGCTGACGACGTAGCGGCCGGAGGTCGGGACCACGAGGGTCTCGTAGAACTCCATGTCGAACATCGCGGGAATGTTGGCCCTGCCGCCTGCGAACATCGGCTGGGTCGTCTGGTTGTACTGCATGTACGTCTCGACGTACGGGTCGTCCATCAGGTCGTAGTAGAACTCCGCCGACCCGATGACATGGTACTTGCCGTTCGAACGGGGCTTGATGAGCTTCTTCTTCATGTCGAGGACGATGAGGCGGAGGTCGGCGATGGTCGGAAGGGCGGCCGTGCGGTCGGCACCCCAGGCGGTCGTCATGGCCTCGAAGTCGATGGCCGCACCGGCGAAATACTTCTGCGCGGCGGTCATGAGGGCTTCGCGGGCCAGCATGTCGAGCGTCTCGATGGCGACGATGGAGTACTCCTTCGAGTAGTGCGCCACCACCGGGTCGACGACCTTCAGGTTGACGTGGTCGGTGAACTCCATGTAGCGGCCGTACGGCAGCGCCGAGAGTTCGTACTTCTCGACGGAGCCCTTGTCGCTCTGCGGAGGAACGCCTTCCACGAGGGGCTGGGTGTGCGCGTGCAGCGCGGCCCATCTGCGGAGGACGAGCTTGTCGGCCTTCTCGCTGATGGGCGCGGATTCCGCGTACCGGAAGTAGCAGAACTCGTCCGCAGAGAGGCGGATGGTGTCGAGGAGCTGCTTCGAGTAGAACACCTCGGGGTTGGTCAGGTTGAGGGTGGAGTTCGCGAGGGCGACATAGGTGTTGATGTCGGAAGTCGAGTTGAGTGCGCTGAAATTAGGCATGATGCCACGACCTTTCTGTTATCTGGGAGTCGCGGCGTTCAGTAGGTCATCCAGACTCTGAACGCTTGTGGCCCCCTGCTTGCTCGTGTCTCCGGCAGGACCGGATTTGGTTCCCGGCTTGGTGCTATGGTCGGCAGCCGCCTGCTGCGTCCCAAGGGCTTTCTGTACTGCGGCGTCGACGCTCTTCTGAAGGATGCTGTCGAAATAGAGATTGCGGTATTCCTTCACGAGGTCGATGCCAGAGGTCTGGAAGGGATTGATGCCCTTCTGGTCGAGCTGGTTCGCGAATTCAATCATGTCCTGCTCGGTCAGACCGTGCATGGTGCGGACCTGATTGAAAGATGCGAACGCCGCCTGTTCCATCTGGGCCTTCTCGAACGCTTCCGCCTTTGCCTTGAAGCCTTCCATCTGTTGCAGGAGCTCAAGCGGTACGTTCTGGGTCGTGGCCTGTTTCTCCAGCATCTTGGCCTGAAGCAGTTCCGGAATCTTGTCGAGGGGCGTCCCCACGTCGAGTCCGGCCACGACGGCCGCCTGCTTGAGTGCCTTCTCGTACTGCGCGTTCTGGATGCGCATCTGGGCGAAGGCTTGTGCCGACTTGTCCACGGGTTGTGCGGGCGTGGAAGTCGGTGTCGGGTCCGTGGGAGCCGGACTCGGGGCCGGTGTGGGTGGAGTCTCCGCCGGAGTCGGGCTTGCGGGCGGCTCGGGTGCCGCAGGAGGCGGAGTCGCTGGTGCGGTTCCCGCCGCATTCAGCATGGCATCGAGACTGGTTACGTCTTCGGGCATCTGCCTGTTCTCCTTCTTTGGGGAGGGCGGTTGGCGAGACCGCTGGTAAAGGACCGGGAAACACACGATTGAGGTTCGTGGCACCTATACTTCCATCATAACAGTACAAGGGATGGTGTCAACCTTTGGGTCACATACCACCCATAGTCATGGGCATGGGCATGGGTCCCCCAGCCGGAGGCATCGGGGAGGCGGCACCCATGCCATCCGGCTGAGGTACGGTCGCAGGGCTGGAGGGGCCACCGGCGACCGGTGTTTCCTGTTGCTTCAACATGTCCGCGACGGCGGCGATGGCCTGCTGTGGAGGCATGCCGTTCTGGGTCAGCCCGGAGAAACTGAAGAGAATCTGGCTGACCTTCTCGGTGTAGTCCTGCGAGCGCTGGATGCCCATGCGCTGATACATGAGCTCCTTGAACGGAAGGTCCTGCAGGGAGAGCCACTCCTCGGGAGTGATGAGCTCGACGGGTCCACCGTTCTGGGCGTACTGCATCTGCTTCTCCATGAGCATGTTGGCCTTCTGCGCGATGCGCTCCTTGTTCTTGGGGAGCTCGGTGGAGATGTTGATTTCATAGGAATTGACGACCTTCGGGTCCAACTGCTCGAAATCGATGGTGATGTACTTCACGTTGCCGGTGTTCGGCTCGTTGACGATGTACCGACGCTTCATGCCGTACTTCAGCAGGAACCCGACGATGAGCTGGGTCAGACGCTTGGTGTACTTCTCGTAGTTCAAGACCTTCGGAGCGTCGATGAGCGTGACCTGATTGAGCATGTTCTCGATGCCACCAGTGGTCAGGACCGAACCGGAATCGCGGCCGGTGTAACGCGGGTCCACACCGGAGACGGTCTGGATGTCCATGCCGAGCATCTGGGTGACGGCCTGCGCCTGCGGAGAGGGAACAGGGAACTGATGGTAGTAGACCGCGTCCTTGCCGTTGCCGTTGACGAGGAAGGTGTGGTCCGCGTCGTTGCCGTGCTTGGAGAAGGTCGCGATGTTCAGCATCGACTGGTTGTTGACGAATCTCGGAGGACGCTGGTTCTTGTAGTCGGCGGTCAGGACCATCGAGTTCATGACGTTGACCGCGACGGAGTTGGCGAAGACCTTCGCGCACTCGGACGTGCCGATGATGTCGCCCTCCGGCAGATTGCAGTAGCATTCCGCGAAGGGGAAGACGGCGGGGTCGAGCGTCTTCCAAGCGAGAACCCACTCGTTGTCGATGGTGTGGATTTCGTAGACGGTCTCGCCGTCTCGAATCCAGTGGATGATGAGCTTGGAGTACCCAGCGTTCGGAGGAGGCGGAGTGGTCATGCGGTCGCCGAAGTTCACACCGGGCACGGAGGTCATGGGAACCGTGCCATCCTTGTGCTCCACGAGGAACTTCCGGAACTCGTCGCGGTACATCGGGTTCTGCTGCAGGACGGACTTGTGGAAGTAGTCGTAGGTCATGCAGTACCCGGCGGTGTCGAGGGATTCCGCGAACGGGTCGCGCATGAACTTCATTGGGTCGACGTTCTTCAGGACCGGCATGCCCTGATAGTAGTCGCCGAACGCAGCGGAACCGCCGGAGAGGTTGGCATCCCAACCGACCTGCGTGATACCGACGTTCAGCAGCGCGGCGCGGGAACCGGCCTGCATCTGGTAGTACCCGATGCCGAGCAGGTGCCAGTGCCAGTCGAGGGCGAGATTGAACTCCTCGATGGAATTGCGGTCCATCTTGGTGTTGTACCCGAGACGGGCGCTCTTGCCCACCGAATAGATGGATGCGACGAGATTCTGCTTGATGTAGGCGACGTGGTTCGTGTCGGGCAGAATCTGATAGGACGGCAGATTCGCGTTGACCGCGTCCCAGAGCCGGCCCCTGTCGGCGGCATCGAGCAGTCGCATCCGCCGGAAGGCGCGTGCGTACTGGGCGATGGCGAGGTCCCAGTTGTCCTGGAGCTGGTTGTCGCCGATTTCCTTGGGAAGTGCCTTGCCCTTGTTCATCGCGGGCCTCCTTCATCCGTCCTGTCGTAGAGGAATGTATTGATGGCGGTCACGATGTCCTTCCGCGTCTCCGATTCGCGCTGTTCACGCTCCTTGTCGGTCTCGGAGGCGTAGGTGGGGGCCGGAGGCTGGTGAACGATGTGCTCGTGCGTGATGTGGACCATGAGCGGCTTGCCGAGCAGCATCAGCGCGAAGACGCCGAGCAACAGGGCGACGAGGAAGGCGAGAAGCGCGATTTCCATGGTTTCCTCCTATGCGAAGTATTCGTAGAGACTGCCCTGCCGGTAGGTGTTGGAGTCGTCGTCCTGAAGGGCGAAGGGCAACGTGGAACGCGGTTCGGTCGAAGCGCGGGTGATGTCCTTGCCATACCGGTCGAAGACGCCCTGGAGGATGTTCCTCGGGTCGGATGGCAGGTCCATGGTTATCCATTCGAGGGCGTTGATTCCGTGGTTGTTCTTGTCCACGGGCTTGTCGGAATTGCTGGCAGTCCCGTCGAGCGTCCGAGCAGGGAACTTATAATCTCGCAGTTCCGTGCGAAGCGCATCGCAACTGTCGAAGATGGAAATCCGGCCGGAGGCGAGGTAGGTGTTGAGTCGCATGACCCGTGCATCGACGTTCACATATCCCGGTCGGAAGGCGATTCCGTATTCGAGGAAGTGGTCGATGAGGGATTTTCGGGAGTAGTCTCTTCGCAGTCCGGATTTAGGGTCGATGAGTGGAGGTGCGAGCATTCCGACAACAGGGATGTCCGATGATGCTTCCTTGAAAAGAGCTGCGAGGGCCGCGACATCCTTTCCATTCGTCCTGACCTCCTTGTAGATGTACAGATGCCCCTTCTGAACGTCGATGGCACCGAACAGGAAGACCGAATCATCGATGAGCCCGTAGTCGTAGGCCACGATTCTCGGCCAGCCGATGGGAATCTCGAACGCGGGGATGAAATGCTTCATGGCATCGGGGTAGACGAGTCCCTCGGAGTAGGAGAAGGAACCGTAGACGTACCGGGCGCTCCACCACGTCGGCTTGTTCCGCGTGAGGTCGCGCACGAAGTTCGTCGGGAGGTACTTGTTGACCGAGGTCTCGGCGACATGGCTGGAGATGGCC